GGTTAATGAGTATACGTAAGTAGGGTCAATAGATGCGTTAGGAAATGTAACAGATACGTAATTAGACACTAGGTATCCTTAATATAGTTCCATTAGGTATGTTGTCGTGGTCATTGATTTGCGGATTGTATTCAGCAATAACCCACCACAGCTCAGGTCTGCTGTAATATCTGTAAGCTAGCTGGTCAAGACGTTCACCAGACAAATACATATGATTTTGAAAAGAGGTAAGCCCAAGGTCATCAAACTCATAAAAAACTGTTGGGTTTTCAGATTCTCCAGGCACAACAGAGAAAAAATCTATAGTTGAGTATTCGTAACGAGAGCCTGCATATATAGACATGTTTACTCCTATACCATTGCTGAACCAGCAAAACAGTCAAAGGCAATTGATACGGTACTTCTAATCGGCACCATGCCCTCCGTAAATGCGGTGTGGTTAATAGATAAAGAACTAATCCAACCTACGTATGAAAGAGCACTTTGATTTGTTGGGTCTACTGGGTCCCCTCCAAATTCAAAAGCTAGGAGTGTAGGTTGAAGGTAGCCAATATCAGCTGTAGATTTTCCTAAAAGGTTTTTCCACCCACCAGGTTGATTTTGAACACTTACACCATCTCCGTTTATAGCTTTTAATAGGTACTCAATATCGTGCATAGTTCCTATGCGTGAGAGCTCTTCAATCTGCGACTCTATACTCGGCTCATTATTAGCTAACGGGTGCTTACCGCTATTGTAATAAGATGTAAACTCTTTCCAAGCAATGTTGTTTAAGGTACTCAAAGGAGTGCCAGTGTCAGCAATAGATTTACTTCTTATACAGGCCATGTCATTTGTTCTATCTAAGATTACTGTAAAAGAAATACTTTCCTGTCCAGGAAATGCTCCAGACACAGATGTATAGACGTCTGCAGCCGTTGGGGTAACGTCCATGTTTCTATTTACACTAAGAGCAATTGTTTCTGGGTTCCATAAAAACTGAAACCCATAGTTGTACATAGTTTTAGAAAGGGTTATAGCACTTTGAGAGCCCTTGTATTGTCCGTCTTCAAGTCTTTTTGCCGCTTTGTCTCTAGAGCTTTCTACCTCACCTGTATCATAGTTATAGGTAGACATGATTCCCGCGTTATCAAAAAACCAAAGTCTTCCTCTTCTAAGTCCGTGCTTTATTAATCCGTTGTCTGAACCAGCGGTAACGCCAGGCACAACTACCTGAGGTCTTACTGGAAGACTCCAGCTATGTGGCGGCAAGTTAAATTTAAAGTTGTTTGGTGTAGGTGTTGGTGGGGTAGGAGGAGTTCCAGAGGCGCTGTCTTTTCCTTTACCGCCCTTTTTACTTCCTTGACCAAGAGGTCTATTTCCTAACCCAGCTTTTTTATTCTTATTTTTATTAGTTAAATACCAAGCAGCACTACCAGCAAGAGCAGAGAGCCCAGTTCCCACAGGACCAGCTGTTGGTCCAGCAGCTCTAGTAAAACCTAAAACTCTAGTTACAAGTGATGGTGCGGCTACAGCTGTTGCTGCCTTACCTGTCTTTGCTGCCTTAGCGCTAACGCTTACAGTTTTAACTGACGGATTCTTAACTGTTTTATTAACAACAGTTTTTACTGTGCCACCAGCTTTTGATTTAGTAGCAACGTTTACTGCAATCTTTGCAGAACTTACTGCTCTAGAACGTGCAATAACAGCAGTGCCTACACGAATAGCACCAAGAGCTAAAGGAACGGCTAATGGAAGTGGCATGTTATGACCCCGCTACCTGTTTGAATAAGTCTTTATCTGAAAGAATCTTTTTAAGAGCTTCAGCTAATCCCAATGGGCTAGAAGAAGAACCATCTACCTTAATGGTAACTCCGCCCATGTTGTAGTTGTTAGATGTTTGAGCGCCTTGTTGCGCAGCCTGTTGCTGCATCTTCTTTGAGCTATCCCAAAAACCTTTTGTAAACTCATCAAAGAATCCGCCCCATCTGTCTGTGCCAGAAATCAAACCACCATCTTTTGGAGACATGCCAGAGAAGCCAGCCCAATCAGATGCCGATTGATTTTTACCAAACTTATATGGGTTCTCGCCCGTCTTGCCCGTAACCCACGCAGAGTTATTAATTGCAGCAAGAATTTCTTCTTTACTAGCTCCAGATTGAAGAGCCTTTACAATATCGGCGTAGCCTCTAGCTCCAGCTCTTGCACCAGTAAGCGTTTCAATAGTTGCGTGTAGTCCATCATCCCAGCTGTCATAGACCTTAACTCCAACATGGTTCATAGACTTATTAGAGTATTTGTTATGTGTGGTGTTTAATGGATTATATTTTGCAGAGTTTTGGAAATGTCCACCCTCAAAGTTTTGCCATATCTTTAATGCATCAATAGCATCCTTTGTTAAAGGAGCGTTCAAATGCATAAGCATTGCTTTAGCAAAGTCTTCATTAGAAGACTTATCGTTTAGTTCAATTTGGCCTTTCTTTGAACCATGTACAACTCCACCAGTGTGTCGGAACGGGTAATTCTTTAAATCATCATTAGATATGATTACGCCATCTTCTGCAGGAACAAAGAGTTCGGGTCCGCGCTCTCCCACAATATAGGGACGCTTTTCATCAACAGGTCCACCGTCAGCTTTAAATATGCCTGATATAGCTGAGGCTATTGGATTAGGAATTAGTGATGCAAAGAATCCAGCAATACCACCTCTGCCGCCGCCGCCAAGGGTTTCAAAGAAACCTTTGGTAGAACCAAGTGTAGAAATAAATCCAGTAAACTTTTCAACCTCTGTAAAGAAGCCACTGATGTAAGAAAGAATTTGGTCTGCTCTTCCCTTTGAATCCGCCATCATAGGTGCGGTTCTTGATATGAACTCAGCAGCCTGGGCTGTTCTTTGGCTCTGCATACTTGCAGCAAAAGTTGTAAAGTTTAATTGTTCCATTTTCTTTTTAGCTCTTGGGTCGCTCATACTCATGCCACCACTTTGAGCTTTAAACAAAAGACCGTCTTCAACCTGGGCTCTTAAGTATGGGTCATTGCCAAACAGGTTATCTAACATAGTTGCAAGAGCGTTACCAGGTTGCAAAGATATTTGCACGTCTCTTAGCGTGCTTCCACTTCCACCATTTTTACGTTTTTCTCTTTCAAGCTTCATCCACAGTTCGTCAATAATTTGTGGAAGAGGTTTCATATTGCCTTGGTCATCGCGAATACGGATACCAACAGCTCTTAACATATTTACAGAGCGTCCTCTTTGAACGGCTCCTTGCGCTTGCATAGCGCCTTCAACACCAATACCTGGAGTTAAGTTTGACATTTGAGAGGCACCCATAGCAAGGTTTGCTGCGTTAGCTGCAGAGCCTCCATACAAACCGCTTTGTCGCATAACTTGCAAAGAACGTGCGGCATCAAATTCATCTTTTACAGTTCCGCCTTTTGCCATGCGGTTTAATAAATCTCTTGTGTCGTTGTAAGAACTTGCTCTGCGAGAATCATCGCCACCAACAAATTGACCTACACCGTTGTATCCGCCACCAGCTCTTCCATATGAAGGACCAAAAACCAAACTGCCGCGTGCGGTATAAAGCTGCATCCTAAACGCTTCATCAGTCGTAGGCATGGCAAGACCACCAGCGGTAACTGCAGCTGCTGCAATTGTTCCAGCAGTGTTACCACTAGGTTGTTGAAATACTGAATTGCTTCTTGGCCCCTGACCACCAGCCGCAGGCGCTGTGCCGCCTCCACCGCCACCTCCGCCACCAGATGGTGGGGTAGGTCCGCCAGGAGTTGTAGTGTTACCAGGGTTTGAAAAAGTTGGCTGAGCCATTACGGTATTAGAACTACCGCCGCCACCTATACCAGAAAAAGCATTACGAGCCCTGCTGCCAAAACGATTAAGCATTGCTTCAGCTGAAGCAAGGGATGGCAAAACTCTGCTCTGAAGCGTGCTTGCCATTTGTAGCAAGTTTGTATGTGCGCCTCGAGCAGCTGACTCAAACCTTTGCATGTTTGAGGCGGCGGCACCACTATGTGATGAACCACCGAGGTTCAGGCTCTGTTTAGAATCCATTTACTATCGTGTCCTTTTTGACCGCTCTAACCAGTTCATGCGCTCTCTAGGTGAGAGCCCACGAATTTCTGTAAGTGTCCAACCAACGAAAGTCCTAGTTAAGATTTCGTATTGGTCTAGAAGACTTTCGTAATCTGCTTCGCTAAAGGCGAAACAAATCAAGCAAGCTTAACGGCAGAAGAATATCTTCGCCGCATGCCTGACAAGCCTTCTTCACCTCCCCTAGGCGTGGGCCTGGGTTACGTTTGATAATTTCATCAACGATTTTGGTTCTGTCTGCCATACCTAGTGATAGGGCAGTAGAAGCTCCAGAAGATGGTGAGCCGTTTAGTGAAACAATGCATCCAGATAGTAATAACGTATTAATTTCTGCGGTTGTCTTATCAATGTTTTCCATCAACTTACGTTGTGTAATTCCATTAGGTAAAGCAACAACAGCTGTGCCTTTCTTTGTTTCAATTTCAAAAGTGCCCTCTTGGACACGGTCTTCTAGAGAAACAACTGGCACATCTTTAGTTAGAAACAATACGGCTCTTTGTTCTTCACCGCAGGTGCGGCAACGGAAGCCAACTTCCATATCATCTCCAAACGTAACCCTTCTAATACCTAAAAGGATTGCGTCACGGTCTCCTGCAAGTAATGCGTTTAGGTCTTCTTTTTCTACAGACCTTGACCCAATCTTTGCTAGACCTCTTTGCAATAGCACATCTAGTGCCTTGCCTGAAGAACCAGCTTTAGCAACTGCTTCTTCATCAGCTCCAGTAAGTTCCCTTACTTCGACTGTCTTTACTACTTCACCGTTGGCTTCTACAAAGCCACCTGGCAAAGATACTTCTGACTCTGAAGGGGCCCGCGTCTTAATAACAGGCGCAGGCTCCTCCATCGCCTTAGCTGCAAATTTATTTACAAGTTCTGCATCGGTAATAATGTCTGGCACGATTTATACTCCTAAAGGTAGTTTTAATTACGAAATAAGTCCTGCTGGGTCTTTGCCATCGTCGTCAGTAAAGAACACTGATAGTCCTTCGTGAACAAGAGTCATTGACTCAAACAAGATTGCTCCGTCTGCTGCGTTAAGGTCTGTATAGTTTAGCGCAGTAATCCAAGCGTTATGAATCTTGAAGCCCATCTTGTATCTCTGAATGTCTGTTGGTCCAGAGTTTGGATGGTCTGCAACAAAGACCTTAATGTTTACGCGGAAGCCTTTGCCTGTAGAAACAGCAAGACCTTCACCAGCTGACGCAGCAAATAAGCCGCGCATCCATGTGATTGCTTGGTCGTTTCCGTCAAGAACTCCACGCTGTAATGTGATTGGTGTAAAGGTAGTCATGCCAGGTACCTGGTGTACTGTGGTGTTGTAACCGCCTTCACGGTATTGGATGGCCTGAGTATTAACGCTCAAACCACTGATGTTGCTAAAGCCGCCTGACCAAGTAACGAGTTTGTTATTAAACACGCCACCTTCTTTAGCTGCCTCAAACTGAGCAAAAAACCGAAACGAGCGTAACGGGTCTGTTGCCAAGGTTGAGTGGCGGTTGATTATGCTGCTAGCCATTTGTGGTTATCTCCTTTACGCCACAGTAACGGTGGTTCCACCGTCAAACTGACCGATTTTAATGATAACGAATTCAGCTGGACGCTGTAATGCAACACCGACTTCGATGTTTACATATCCATTATCAATTGAACTTTGCGGGTTGTTTTCTGCATCAACCTTGACAAAGAATGCTGCTTGAGGAGTTGCTCCTCGTAGGCCGCCCTTGCTCCAGAAGTCTGTTAGGAAAGTACTAATTCCTGCTTCAATACGACGCCATAGTGCTTCATCGTTTGGTTCAAAGATGGCAAATTCTGTAAGGTCTGTAAGAGCCTTACGTAGATAAATAAGAGTACGACGTACTGGTACGTACTTATCAACATAGCCAGGCTTCAATGTACGAGAGCCCATTACAACAAAGCCAGAACCAGGTACAAACTTAATTGCGTTAACTGGTGCGGCCGCTGAGTTTAGACTATCAAGTTCTGCGTTTGTTAAAGTTACAGCAGATACAACTCCAGCTAGACGAGCCTGTAGACCTGCTGGTGCTTTAAATACTCCACGAGAAGCATCTGTTGCTGTCATTAAACCTACTACTGCAGCGCCAGAGCCAACGGCTACGGTGCGACCTGAGCCTGAACCAACAGCGGCTGTTGGGTCAGAGATTAATAAGTTTGGATAATAAACTGCAGCTAAAGAGTTAGATGTGTATTGTGAAGCAAGAGCAAGCTGTGTAGAAACAACATCGTATACTCCGTCAATAACTACAAACACATCTTGTCTGCTGTTTGCATACCCAATTGCTGCGTTGATAACTGGAACAGTTGAGTTTCCTGGAATGTTAAGAACCAAAGACTGTTTAACAGTATCAAAACTTAACAAACCATTTGCATAGTCTGTGTTTCCGACAGCACTTCCAGCTCCTCCAGAAGCTAGAGTCTGATTAGATACAACTGCTGGGTTGCGGGTAGCACCTGTGTTGCCAGAGTTAAGGTCAGTCAACGTAATGTAGTTTGACCCTGCATTTACAACTGTTGGTGCATAACGTGCGTTTGAAGCTGTCATTGATAAATCATTATGACGCTCAACTAGGTTTGCATCAGTGTTGCCGTTGTAGTAAACAAGCAGGTCAAATAGGCCTGAGGTTACTGAGTTGACAACAGAAAGATTAATATTGTTACCCCAAGCACCAGGGTTCTTAGCCTGAGCTTGAAGAGTTGCTGATGGGGTAGCTGCACGGTCTGCAAAAGAACGGGTTGCTGTTGTTGCTCCGTTTGCTATGCGTGTTACGTAGCATTGACTTCCACCATTTGAAAAGAACATGTATACAGCTAACGGAAGGTCGTTATTTGCTGTGGTGTTCCAAGAACCAAACGTTGTTACATACTGGCTCCAAGAGGTTACAAGAGTTGGAGTCAAAACTGGTCCTCTGTCATTAGTACCAATGAAGGCACCAATAGAGTCTGAGTTTGGCCCAACTACAGGTGCAACAGGGTTGAGCGTCTCTTCGACGTAGACCCCTGGTCGTAGTACTGCCATTTGTTATATCTCCTTTAGATAGACTTTGGTGACCGTGTATTAAAGTTTTGTTAGTCCTGCAGGGATTACGGCTTGTGGTACGGACACTGGGTTAGTGTTAATGTTAACTTCCTCAACTCGCTTAGTTGCAATCTTTGCAGAAAGCGGAGTAAGTTCGCTAACAATTCTTACTGTGTAGATATTGCGCAAGAGTCTGCGGTTTCCAGTTTCACCTTCAACTGCATCTCTTTTTGCAAACCCATCAAGGAACATATGTCGTCTTGATGTTTCAGTACCTAGTTCATTAGGCACTAACAAGCCGCCGTACTTTGATGGAAACTTAGTGGTTAGCTGATGAATAATGGCCCTATCATGGCGAGGGTTTCTCGCGTAGGTTGTAATTTGATACACCAAATCAAAAGCTACTGGTATCTCGTAGGAGTATGTCCTACCAGATATTGGAGCAATAGTTCCGCGGTAATCATTGTCTGTAAGCATTCCAGAGGTTTGCCTCTCGTTTGCTGGAATCATGTCAATCAAATCAATAGTGACAAATGGGAACTCTTGGGTCCTGACCTCTACGTCTGGATAACCAAACCACACCTTCACCTGACGACTAGCATTTTTCTCATCAGACACGGTCATCCCCTGTAGCAAAGTTTTTAAGGCTAGGTCTTCTGCAATGATAAATGGATTACCCATATTAAATCCTGTTCGCTTCTATTAAGGATTCATGAGTTGACTCATAAATACGGCTTGCAGTTTTATCAGCCCTATAGCCAAAAGAGCGCATAACTGGTGATGGTGGATTAGGACCATCGCCGTATTCAAGGCTCTCTATTTTTTGACGAAGATGGTCTGGGTATGTAACTGTAAATACTCCGCCGTTATTAGAGACTGCAAGGGCATTTACAATTTCAGAAGGCCACCCGCGTTGAAGAGCTTGACGACGAAGTTCATCGGTCAACGAGCTAGAGGCTGTTGACAGTTTAGAATTAAAATTATTTACGACGCTGCTTGGTAACACCGTTAATAATCCCTCGCGCTACTGCTCCTGCTACAAGTGCTTTCCACACGCCCACGCCCGAGCCTTTATTGGCTTCGGATAAAGCCTCGATGAATTCCACATCGGAAGCTTTACTTATCTTCTTATCTTCAGGCATGGTTCTCCTGTAGGAGTCGCAGAGTAATACGCAGGGGGTGGTGCTTTGAGCCCCGCATGGGCTCACTAACTAGGATAAAGCAAAGGGGCCCGTTTGGGCCCCTAAGCGGTTTACTTCTTTTTCTTTTTTTCGGCCTTTTCTTCAGCCTTTTCTTTCTTCTTAACCTTGCCAATAATCTTTAGGTCAATCTTTTTATCTTCGGCAATGGTCTTAGGTTTCTTCTTTTTGCCATGGGCTTTGTCCATCTTTTCAAAGTCTGCCTTATCATCCTTATCGGTGATTCCAGCCTTACGCATAAGACGAGCATCCATTTTCTCGTCTTTAGACTTTGTATATTTGCCCTTCATAAATGAGGGAGTTTTAGCCATGGTTACTTTTTCTTATCTGCCTTCTTAAGGAAAGCTGGCATCTTCTTAGCGGCTGCCTTCTTAGCTGCCTTCTTTGGAGCTGCTGCCTTCTTAGCGGACTTCTTTGAGCCCATGCATCCACAGGTTGCGCACATTACTTTTTCTTCTTTCTTGCAGCAGCCATATTGTCGACGAGGTTAGGATAAGGGCGGCCTGCTGCCTTCGCCTTAGCCTTTGCAGAAGCTTTCTGCTTCTTAGATAGTTTACTGGATTTGCCTGGGGTTGGGTCCTTTTTCTCCCAAACTGGCTTCTCTTTTTTTGCCATTATCTGCCCTGACTACGATGGGCATTCTTTGAATGCCAATTCTTTACTGCCTTGACGCCTTGTTTAACGGTCTTGGCTCCACCCTTTTGGGTTAGGTTAATCTTATCGTACTTGCCACTTTTTTTGCCTAGGTGGTCAACAATCACTTTTTTGTCTTTCTTGTAGACAACGTGAGGGGCCCCACCCGCAATAAGTTTGGCTGGTTTATCTTTTTTTGTCATTTAATTAAAACACACTTGAGTAGAGAACGGATACAGAATTTGCGGTTGTAGAAGTTGCAGCAACACCATAAAGTTTGTCGCCCGCATTTAATTTGATGCTGTACACGGAGTCCTTCTTTACTGTAAGGCCTTTGTCTGCCCCACTAGTTGCAACAGTGGCGTCACCAATATAGATGCTATTGTTGTCATCATTAACAATTTGAACAGTTGTTTCTGGGTTCTTGTGGTGAATTGTTGCAAGTAAGACGGGACTGGTTCCTACAGTAAAAGATTCGTGAACAACGGCCATATAGCCTCCTAGTTAGCGTACGCTTGGAACTGCGGGTCATTGACCATTTCTTCTGGCATGACCTGTATACATTCTACAACCAAGAGGGTAAATCTTTCAGCAATAATGCCGCGCTCTTGAACGCCGTATGGTCTATAGACCTGGTTCTTCCAAACGATGCGGCCTCTGTTTTGCCTATCTGGGTTTGCTATAACCCCAGGAGCTATCTTCTCTACATCTTCAATGTTTAGAGTTAGGTGAAGCTCATCAGCGTTGTAGTAACCAACAGCGGAAGTCTTTGCTTGGCCTTGAGTAATAACTGCACGAACTACTGGAAGTTCATATGGTCCTAGCCACCTCTTACCGCCAAGATTAGCGCTGATATCTTGACCAGTATCATAGATAGGGTCAACAACTGTTGCTGTTGGATTCCAAACATACCAAAGAGCCTTTGTACCAACTGGGTACTTAAGGTCATGGTCCACACCCTTTAACAGGTCGGTGGTTTCAAAGTCAGCGTCAAAGCGACCGCCAGGAGTATGGCCTCTCATTAAGCGATGTCCTTCCTACAGAGTTCTAGGTTACTCTTTAATCGTTCATTTGTCGGGTCTAGCTCTACCGCCTTCTCAGCATATTCAACGGCCTTTTCTTTTTCACCAAGCCAATAAGAACATACGGCAGCTAAATCATATGGAAGTGAGCCCCAGGCAAATGCCTCATTTAAGTAGTCCATGTCTCGTTCTTTAATATTAAGTGCTTTCTTACATAGATGCAGGCACTCAGAAAAGCTTCCTTTGTTGTAATAATAATTTGCCATCTCTACATACCCTTCCCGTTTTCCAGGAGACTCCTGTATAGATAGCTTCCACCACTTTAATTTTTCAGCCTCATCTTCAGAACACTTGGCAATGTATCTCATGGAGCTAGCTCTTTCAGCTTTCCATATGGCTTTTGGCAAACTTAGATGGCGTTCAAATTGTTTCTTAGCTTCTTCATATTGACCATGAAAGAATAATTCACGTGCGTAGTAGTACGCGTTTCGGTCATTGTGTGGGTCTTCTTCTATAGACAGTTTAAGTAATGGAAGGTATTGACCACGGGATTTGCTGTTATCTGCTTTGTGCCACAGGCCTAGTTTAGTCCAGTGCTCTTTTTCTTCCATCCTGTCTACATATAAACATTCATGAACTGGGTGAACCCAACGGTATCCATGACGTGAGTGAATCTTGTCTCCACCAAATGTTAATCCTGGAGTGCCGTCATCATTAAAATTCCAAGTGTAGTCATAACGTATGCGGGTAGCCCCTTTAGGAATTTTCTCCATCTCCTTGCGCCACCCTGGTGCTAACAGCTCATCCATATCTAAAGAAATGCAATAATCAATATCATCAGGTAACAGTGCCAATGCTGCGTTGCGAGCATCATCAAAGCGCCAGGGTCTTACGCTAATTGTGTGGCACACAATTCCAAGGGCTTTTGCTTTTTTAACAGTGTCGTCTACTGAGCCAGTATCTGCAATCATTAGGTAGTCCGCGTCTTTAGCAGACTCATACCAGCGCTCTACAAACTGTTCCTCGTTTAATGCAATCGTGTAAACGGCTATCTTCATGTTTTAATTGTACCTTTAAATAGAAAAGCCCCGCCAGTCCCTGGGGACGGCGGGGAGCTAATCTATATTTATACTAAGCTAGGTCTGCGAACTTAAGGCGTCCGTAAATGTTAGTTCCACCATCCCATGAGTAAAACTCAAGGACAGTCTTATTGGTACCTGAAGCAAGGGTTGGGGCAGAGCCGCCATCCCAAGTAATGTTGTTGAAAGCCACAGCGTTTGCACCGCGGTTAGCAACTTCAACTTGCCATAGATTTCCATAACCAGATGGGATACCCACAAAGGTCACAGTTACCGCACCAACTGGGTTGGTGATACGGACAAATGGTCCATTAGTAACGTTAATGCTTACCGCACCTGTTGAGGCAGAGAAGGTCTGCAAACGTCCAGTATGTCCAGCGTTGATGTAAGCGTCGTTAGACTGGGTCAACACCGTAGGCGATGATGATATTGCCATTTACTTCTTCTTTCTACTAGATTCTGCAGGAGCTTCAATTGCAGGAGCTTCTTCTTCCACAACCTCGGCGTCAATGATGTTAGGGTCTTTAAAGGTTTGACCATCCCACATAGCCTTAGCAGCTTCAGACAACTTAGGTGGATAGAAAATTCCACCCTCATATGTCCAACCTTTTGAAGGTTGTGGGGTTACTGATGTTACATCAATAACCTCAAATAGCTGAGCCATAACTCCGAGGTCACCCTCGGAGTTGGCTACTGCTACAGAATTTACATCTGTTCCATCAATCAGTGCGAATTTTTTAGACATTAGTTACTCCTTATAGGACTGCTTTATCGAACCAGCGGATAAGCGCATAACCGTCAGCGCCGTTACCACCTTCAGCACGATAGCCTTGATACTGGCATCCACCAAGGTCAACGTCGACGATATCGCCTGCGTCAAAGTATAAGAACTCCCAGCATACATCGAAGAAGGATGCGTTGTCTGGAGCGTTTAGTGTCAACCATGAACCTGAAGTTGCACCAGCTGCACCTAGGTAAGTGATGGTGTTAACACCAGCAAATACGATGTTGAAGTCTGGGCGGTCTTCGCGGATAAGAAGGTTTCTATCATCCTTCCAACGAACTGTTGGACGTACACGCTTTGCAAGACCTGGGAACTGTGATGCTGTTACACCGCCAGGAGCAGTTGTTAGACGTGCAGCCACACCAGTGAAGAATAGTGGGATGCGTGGAAGAATTGGGAATGACTGCCAAGCAGTTGTCAACTTTGCATTACCAACATCTTGGATGGTTACGCGTAGAACGTTTGAACCGTAGAAACCAGCTTGTGCTGAGATAACGATTGTTGCGTTGTAGATAGGTGTCCACTTGAAGTACTCAGCTGATAGCGCTTCGTAGTTAACCGCAACGTTAGCAGATGCGTGGTTAATAAAGGTTGCTGGGTCGTTAGACCAGTTAGAACCGCCGCCACCGCCGCCACCGCCAGTGTTAGCGATGCCGTCCATACCGCGTGCGTAGTAATCAGAAGATGCAGCAGACTGGTTAAGAATCCAGGTTCCGCCACCCTTTCCACCGCCGCCGTTTCCACGACCAGGTGATGTTAAGTTTTGTGAGTTAGCAACCCAACCAGCGCCACCGCCGCCGCCACCAAGGTCAATACCAATTGGTGAGCCGCTGCTAATACTGCTGACTGCAAGACCGAATCCGCCGTCTCCGCCCCATCCTGGGATGTTAGCTGAGCCTGTACCAGTCTGCCAGTAAGCAGAGCCGCCGTAGTTTCCTTTTAGTGGCCAGGTCTGCTGTGCAGTACCAGAGGTGATGTTAAGACCACCAGTAGTGTTACCGCCAGTAAAGGCTGGCATGTATGAGAGAGCGTTGAAGCCTGCAGAACCTGCACCAGCTCCACCACCAGCAAGTGTCATAGTGGTGTGTGAGTTACGTGCAGCGTGACCGCCGTTGTTACCACCTTCTAGACCATACTGCCATACAAGAGTGTTAGCGTTGTAGGTACCGCCACCGCCACCGCCTTCAGCGGTTACAGTTGCTGCTGTAACAATTGGTGTGACACCAGCTTGTCCAGCGTATACATAGTTAACTCCATCAACTTCTTTGTAGATAGATGGAACTGCTGCAGCCTCTAGCTGTGGAGCCATAAGAGCAAGCTCAATAGCGTTAGCTGATGCTGATTGTGTTCCATTAAGTTTGTAGATACCAAATTTCATCCAGAAAGTTCCTGCAGGAGCAGTAGCTGTAACGCCTACGCGTACTGGATAAGTAACTGCTGGCATCTGCTGTGTAAGAGAAGAAGCACCAGAGATTGGTAGGAATACGTTGCTGCCATCTGTACGAAGTAGTGAGTTATAGTCTTTATCGAAGAACTCGATAAAGCCACGAACTGGACGGTACTGGTTGGCTGTACCCATATCTAAACAGAATGCAGAGCCTGAATACTGAGTACCAGCCACGGCGCGTACAAATCTGTGTGATGTTTCAAGGTTACCGCCCTGTGCGTTGTTAGACATTGCAACAAGAGCCTGTCCTTCACGGTATACAGGTGGGCGCCAGGTTGTTGTTGTGTTACCAACTTCAAGCTGGATGTTGTCAAACCAGTAGTTTACAGAACCTTGCTGTAGCAAGATTACTGGGTGAATAAACTGTGGTGTTGAGCCAAATGGGTAGACGCTGTTAGCAAGCGTTGTAGCAATTGAAGGTGTTGTAAAGGTTGCTGAAATACGGCGCCATGGTGTTTGACCAGGAGTTACGTTTGAACCAAGAACCTGTGACTGACCAGAGTTAAAGGATACAGAGCCGTTAGTAATTGCAGCGTTAGTTGGAAGGCTAAGAGTAACAACGTTTCCTACTACAGACTGTACAGTTGTACCAGACTGGATACCAGAACCAGTAATCAACATGCTTTGCAAAATACCGCTTGTATCAGCAACTGTAATAGAGGATGAGCCGTTAGAGGCGTTTCCTGTAGTTGTAAAGTTTCCGCCGTAACCAGTCAAAGCTGCTGGGGTTGCCTGACGAACGAAGAATCCGTTAGAAGTACCTGCGTCAATTGAATCAGTGGTTGCTGAGTTAGAGCCGCCAGAGTAAGAGACGTTAGAGACCGCGTTACGAGAAGTACCAGTTGAACGAATCTGGAATGCGATTGGTGTGTTGGTGCTGATGTTTACGTTTGTAGAAACGTATGCGGACATGGTGTAGGTTGCGCCTGGAATGTAAGGAACACCCTGGAAACCAGCCACAGTCTGAGTACCGTTAGAGGTTGTGGTTGAGTTCATGTTTGAGAACTGAACCCATGTTGGGTTACCAGAAGCTGTAGATGAGCTGGTACCGCAGATAAGTGCGTTAGCTCCAGTAGCACCTGAGTAAGAGACTGTGCAATCGCCGTTAGTTAAGTTAGCGGTAAGAGCAGCTGAGATTGTAATAGATGTGCTGCTGTTTACGCTCAAAACGGTTGTACCTGACTGGAAACCTGTTCCAGCAATAAACATACCTGGATACACGTTTAGTGTATTGTTCAAAGTAAGAGTAGTTGCTGTCAAAGCACCAGTTGCAAGCTTTGCGTACCCACCAGCCATTTCAGGAAGTTTTGTAGGAACACCAGCATTGGTGATGGTAAATGTAGAAAGAGCAATACCATACTGACGGATGTTGTTGTTAGTAACAAGTGCTGCTTCTTCTAGCTGTGAAAGCTCAGGCATCAAAATGTTGTTAGATAGGTTCTGGAAATATGGAGAACCTGGTGTGTTTGATGTCTGTGGGTTAGTTGCGTCGCCGCCGCCAGAGATGTTGTTAAAGAAGATGTTTGATGGACGTAGACGAACAGTGTCGTTATCAAAACGAATAATAGCGCTTACAGTACCTGTGTTAGCAATTGATAGCGAGACTTGGTTTCCAGTAATAGCTGATACAACAGCACCAGCAGCAATGTTGCTACCAGAAACAATCTGACCAACAGAGATACCAGCAGCGTTAGGATATACAGTAATACCTGACTGACCTGAGATACCAGTTGCAGAACGGAATACAATGTCTGGGTCCCAACCAAGAATGTTGTAATCAAAGTCTGTGTTTGTCAAAAGGTTAGCAACAGTAATAGTTCCAAATGAGGTAGGAGTACCGTTACCACCTGGAAGTGTGCTTATTTCATCTGCAGCACCAGTAAGTGCTCCAAGACCACCTTGACCACCTGCACCAATTGTTACTGTGTAGGTCTGTAGAGGGTTGACGTCAATGTTACGAACAATAACTTGTCCTCCACCGCCACCGCCACCCGCGACGTTTTGGCTTCCGCCACCGCCGCCACCGCCGCCACCAACAAGGATGACTTGAGCGCTTGTTACACCAGCAGGAACTGTCCAGGTACCACTGGCTGTAAAGGCCTGCTCTTTTACGTAAACGCGACCAGAATTATCGTTTGGGAATACGATAAATTCTTTGCTTGAACTAATAGCCATTTATATACCTGTCCTTTACCTGGTTGTTAAGAAATCAAAACGCCAGAAATCAAAAAGTCAACTGAGGCTGCAACATCTGCAGTAACAGTGATTGTTTCCGTAGCGTTCAATACTGTGCGAGCATCGAAATTGACGGTTCCGTTTGGTGGAACCTGAAGACCTGTGCAAAAAGAAAATCCACCAGTTGTGATGGTCACAGTTCTTGTAGCACCAGTCTTATTTGAAAGAATGATGTTTGTAATAATTGCAGTGTTATTTGCAGGAACTGAGTAGGCAGAGCCATCAGTAGTTCCAGCAGTACCTGCTCTAAAACGGGTTACTGTAGTTGGCATTATGCTAGTACTCCTATGTAGTTGAGAATGGTTAAGTCAGCAGCTTCCGCTTGAATAGCAGCTAACTTACTGTTTCCTGCGTTATTAACCGCAGTTACTTGGGTTGAACCTGCCGAATTAACAGCAGTTACCTGCGTTGTACCAGCAGAGGTAATTGCAGCAACGCGGTCAGCAGTTGCAGCAACTATATCATTAACCCCTAGTAGGGCACCAAGGGTTTCTAACGCCTTGGATACGAACACAAGGTCCTGTGCGGTATATGTGCTCGCCGCAAGACTATCTGTAATCTCTGTCTTAACCGCAGTAATCTGCGTAGACAGTGATGAGTAATCGGGCATGTGTTATTACCTACCTTCCGAGGTTATTAAAAGTGTAGCATTTTTAAATGCCTTGCCATAGTAAACCTTGGACATTATGCCTGAGCCTCTGTCCATGAGATACGGGCTGAAATATTCGCGGCTGCTGTACCGATATTAGTAGCGGTCAACACCAGGATATCAGGTCCATTAGGGAACGATGGGCTAGATACATTGCCGTTTCCGCTGAGGATTGAGTTACCTAGGTCGCGAATCTTAGTTAGGTCGTAGTTAGATACGTTGTAGTTAGTACCACCACCGTTTTCGGTGTAGAACGAGGCTACGGAGTCACCGCCTGTGATTAGACCAGACGCAATTTGGACGCCACCAGCTCCAGGACCAGAGTTATCAAAGTAGATAATCTGAGCCAAAGAACCTGAACCTACCTGGTCACGAGCCCAGTCATCTGGGATACCTATGTACCCAGTTCTAGGAACAAATGTAATAGTTCCAGAAACAGCACCTGTGTTAGCTACGGATAGGGTTACGCGGTTAGCTGATACAGAGGCGATAGTAGCACCTGTTCCAATACCTGTACCTGACACACGCATACCTGGAACTAAGCCGTTTGTACCTGCTGCATCGTTGACGGTAATAAAGTTTAACAAAGCAGTACCAGTTACAGAAGAACGAGTAGTTGTTAGCTGTGCAGGAGTCCAGTTAGTGTACTCAATTTTTGCTGGATTAAGAACACCATCAATACGGAATTGTCCGTTAGTGGTACAACCAATTGAGTTCATCTTCAACTGCATACGGTTGGTGAGTTCTCGAATACCATAGTTACGAGCAATAGCGTTATCAACAGTCGGCGCCAAACGAACAGCTACTAGCGGACGGGTAACACCAGCCGCTACGTTGAGAAGCTTAGTCATACCACCAGTAAAGATAAATGATACGTCATCATCAAACTGACCATCCATAATAACTGATGAACCCCAATGGCTGATAATTGGTGCGCAGTTCTGAGTAATCGATTGAACTGCAACCTGAGCATCTCCACCAACACCTGTAAACGAAGAGTCGGGCGTAAATGTTACGCGAGTCTTTGTTCCAGAGAATGTAAATGGAATGTCTGGGTAAATCTGGGTAATAGATGCGCGACGCTCAGCAATATAAATTGGTGCAGCGTACTTAGCAGGGTCATATGCACCTACTGACGAGTAGCGCATAATTTCGCAGTTTTGGTTGTCACGCACATAGATGTAACCAGCTGGTGGCCAGTCCTTGGTGTTTTCAACCCAAATTACTGTGTCATCTGGACCAAGCTGTGACCCAAGTGTTCCCGCAGCCCCTCCAGCTAACATACGTGAGAAGTAGTTAGGGTCATTAGAGACCTCGTAACGAGCAGGTAGGTTACCTGAACGCTGGTAAGCAGCGTTGTTAACGTTGTTCATTGGAAGTCTGTGACACCAGAAAACTTTTCCGTTTACGCCACGCATTCCCCAACGAATGGTTCCAGCACCATACCATGTATAGTCAATGAAGACCATCTGCATACGACCAACATCTAGCTTGTAACCAGAAGGACCTGTTCCATCAAAACGGTCAATATTCCACTCTTCTTGCGGAACACGCTCATTTTGAACAATCATAAATCTTGTGCGACGTCCACTTACACCTTTATAGGCAGGTGCAATATTCAGAGATGTTGCAGAGTTAATTTGAACAACTTTATAGACAGCACCCTTAATAACAATTGACTGACCTACTACAAGCTGTTTTCTAAATTGAGTAGAAAGACCTTCTACGAAAGAAGAGTTTTGAGTAACGTTAACGCGACCAATACCTTCTTTTTCTGAGTGGCGACGACCAACATACATTTTAGTTCCATCGTATTCAAAGTAAAAACCGTTTTGGTCATCAAACATACCTGTACGTGTAACAGCTCCATACCAAGTACGAGCGTGAACGTATACGTTAATACCAGCTGGGTTTTGGTCAACAAGAGGAACTGTTTGAGTTAGATTAACTGCATAAGTAAAGGTGTTTACATCAAGAACCTGAGTAACAACAAAGTTTTCACCATTAAATGGGTTGTAGTGTCCACGAGTTATTACACCCTCAACTTGAATTCCTACACCAGCTTGCAAACCGTGGTCTTGTACAGTTTTTACTGTAACAATTGCTGGACCTACTGAACCTCCGTTTAGGTACATCTGTTCTACGTCAAAAACAGGAGTTAATTGAGCACCTGTTGAGAACTGAAGTCCTTTACCAGACTGGTAACGGAAGTAACGTCGAGTCTGACGAATAACTTGGTTACCCATTGTATTGGTACCAGTTGTTAAAGATACACCGCCATCAAACGGTCTGTGAACAATATAACCGTCGCCTTTAGTTAAAATAATAGCTGTTGATGGAACAGAGATTGCTGATTGTTGACGGTCAAGTTGGAAAGATAAAGTTGTAGTTGTTGGCACTTCGCTTACTGACCAGTTACCGTCAAAACTCTGAGTACCAGATACAACAATAAGGGCGCCTGGATAAACTCCGTGCGGATTATTAAATGTTACAGTCACCTTTGATATAGGCGAAGCACCATCGGTTGTCGCACGGAAAGTATTTAGAGTTGAGACACCGCCAATAGGAAAGTTTCCTCCAGGAATGTGGGCACCATCAAATATATCTCCACCGTAAACGCTTGTAAGGGTTCCAGAAAGAATGTCCCCTGCTACAACGCCGCGAGCGGTGTAGGTAAAAGTTTCTGGTGTTGGCGCAGATGTAATTAAAGAAGTACCTTCTGCAAGATAGTTAAGTGTTTCTTGGACTGACACTACCTGTCCAGGAACAAGTCCGTGTGGGAGAAGAGTGGTCACTGTAATAGTGGAACGTGGACGAACTCCATTTCCAACCATTGAAACAATATCAAGAGAGTTACCGCCAGTGCCTTTTGCAAAAAATGACGGGTAGTTGTTATGTAGGAAAAGAGCTTCCCACTTAGATGGCTGTACTGAGTACTCAAAGTCAGTATCCATAAGAGACTGTGGAGTTGAAGTACGAAGTTTTTGAGCGCCGTCAATAAAGGTATCATCAAAGGTAATTTTTTGATTTTCGTCGTCAACAACAACTTGAAGAGTGTCTGTTGACAGCATCCCCGTTGTGTTAAGGGAAGGGTCTAGCTGAATAATAGTTTTGTAGTCTGTATTTCCAAAAGGATTAGAAACGCTTACATCAGGATAAATGTAACTTACTGTTGCTTTAAGGTTTGGGTCAGAAAAGTTAAAAAGAATCTGGTTAGTTGTTGCGTTAACAATAAGGAAGATGTGAATTTTCTTGATGTAACGCTCAATGGTGATTGTCTTTGTTGTTGGATTAAAGACATAATCTTCGGGCGCAATATTACGTGCCATTAATTAATACCTTCCTAAATTAACGTAATCGGTGGAATAACGGTTTGAACAACGGTAGTTGTACGAGTCTGTGAATAACGCGGAAAGAAAATTCCAAGTTCTAACTGCGCATCCATAGCCAGTAGTTGTCCAACTCCTCCGTCTCCAGCAGGTCCTTGAGCACCTGTTGGTCCGCGAAGTCCTGTTGGACCTTGAGGTCCTGCAGCACCGTTTGCACCAGCAACGCCGTTAGCGCCAGCTGGTCCCTGTGGTCCTGTAGGTCCTTGAATACCAGATGCATATACTAACGCATTCCAGTTTTGAGTTCCATTACCAACCTTAAACTTTCCAGTGTCAAGTTCAAGACCGAGTTCACCTTCTGAAAGTAGAGGGTTAGTTGAAGACCACTCAGCTGCAGTTCCACGACGTAATTGTAATTTAATTGCCATTAGTTACCGTCAACTCCTCCACCGTTAATAGTGATGACTCCTCCATAATTAGTTGCAGGGCCGCCACCATCTACATTAAGTAGTGTAGTGCCTGTAGGGCCTGTTGGACCTAGTAAACCCTGACTTCCTGT